TCGCTGGCATTAGCCCACCATAGAGTTAGGGCTTAGGTAAGGCGCTAGTAAGCCACGAACGCGAGCCATGAGCTGATTAGACATGGTGTAAGGGCTAGGCGCAAAGCCGTCAATAGATACGCCTTGACCTGTTGGTGCTTGGCGTGCTTGCCAGATAGCCACGCTGATCATGAGGCTTGCTTCCTGTATTGCTGGAACTGTTGTGTAGTTTGTGTAAGTTGTAGCTGCTACCTGACCATAAGGGTATATTGGGTGATAAGTCTTAACTATGTTGGCAGCGTGAGTAGTTGTAATTTCAATGCTTTTATCATTAACGGCATTGACTGTTTTTGAGCCATTAAAATTAGATCCGCAACCAGTAACAGTTATATTTTGACCTACATAAAATACGTCTTGGACATAATCATTAAAGTAAAGAGTGCCTAGTGTTCCAACATTAGAGTGAGCAATTACTGGAGTCGTGTTAGTCCATAGAAAAGGCAACATAACGTCATCACTAGCATCGCAGACGGACTGCAAGACAGCATCGGTGTAAAGAGTGCCGATGCCTAATGCTGTGCGTAGAGCCGCTACTGTCGTGATTGACATTGTTATCCTTTCTAAAGACTAGGGGAGCTGCAAGGGCTCTGGCAGCCCCCCTAGCGACTTAGGGTGTTGCTTATGTGAAGTTGAACCAGTTTGCGCCAGCCGCTAACTTAGTGGCAAGGGCTCCCTGACCGAATAGTAGAATATCTACAGTTCCGTCAGAGTTGATATTGGTGCGAAGTTGCTGACGTGCGCTCTCATACCATGTGTATGCTTCTGGATTGATAACAGCCATTGAGTAATCAGCTGTGCCGACTCCACCAGAACCTTGCATGTAGCGAGAAACGCGAAGATCAAGACCTGCTACTGTGCCACGTAGGCTAGTAGGAGATAACGCTCCGCCAGCGTTCTGTGGGTTTGCAGCAATGTAAATTGGGCGTCCACCATCATTGTAGGACATGATATTTGCCCATTGTTCTGGTGTGACTACAAGGTTACGAGCAAAGCCAAGAGATGCTGAATAAACTGCTGCTGCTGCGCTTGCTACGTAGCCAAGAAGTCCTGCTGAATCATTAGCACGTGCTGTTGCGTTAAGTGTACCTGCGCCTTGGATGGCTGTAGTTACATGCTCCTCTGTGTCTTTTGCATAAGCAAATTCCATCTGAACTAGAAGCTCGTCAAGGAAGGCAGGTGTTGAGTTTGTTAGCAATTCGAGAGTAGTAATTGCACGACCCTTAAATGACTTCTTTGTGACTGTAATGTATGATGCTTCGAGTTGTGACTCTGTAACTGCACCATTCTCATCAATCTGATCAACCAGAGGAACCTCTGAAATCTTAGGAAGCTCGAAGGTCTTTCCAAATTCTGGCATCGAGCCGCGAGAAATTGAATCAATCAATGGGCGGTCAGCGTTAGAAAGGAAGTTAAGTAGCTGTGTGCTTTGTGGTGTTGGGATAAATCCTGCACCTGTTGTCTGATCGTTGTCAGCAGCACGAAGCCATTGACGTGAATCGTCATCACCAAAGAGGTTAGCCTTTAGTGTGTTCTCCAAGTAATTACGCTTTGTAACTTCAATTCTTGGAGTGGTGTACATCATTGCCTGAACAGTAGGGCGAGCAGCTTCCACAGCCGCAGCTTCTACTGGTGTTGCTTCGACTGCTGGAGTGGTTTCTTCCACGGTGGCTGTCTCGCTTTCTGTAGTTGGAGTTTCAGCAGGGATAACTTCCTCCGCTGCGATCTCTAGAACTTCGGCAGACTTAAAGGCCGCTTCTGTTACTAGAGAAACTTCTTTTAACTTAGCCGCTGTCACGACTGTGTGGCCATCGCGTGATGGCTTAGATGAGATAATCTCTGCGCCAATAGACAATCCTGTAACAAGTCCTTCTTGAGCCATAATTAGCGCATCGTTTCCTGCTGTGCTCTTGCTTAAACGAAATACAGCGTAAAGGCCGCCTTCTTTTGTTTCTGCTGAAATCATGCGTCCTACTGGCTTCTTCATGTCGTGCATTGACAGAAGACGAATTTTAGACACGTCTGCAATCTCGATAGAACCAGCTGCAAAGGTGTAAGCGCCTAGATTGGTCTGACCTATTTCGCCTGTACCCATTGGTACAATTTTGCCGCTTATCTCGCGCTTTTCTTCGTTGCACTCAATAGAGGCCGCCTCAATGTACAAGGTTTCCATTATATTGACTCACTTCCGTTAGGGGTTAAATCTTCCATTGCCATAGCCTGTTCAGTTGTAATTAAGCCAAGAGATAACATCTTCTCTAGCACTAGTAAACGATCCATAGGCTCAACACGAAGGAATGAGGAATCCAAATCAAACCTTACAAAGTGTCCAGCCGTAGAAATGTCGTCCATACTCAAACGAGTCTCGATTGCCGAAAT